ATGAAGTTGGACATGCTCTCTACACTCCAGATGAGGATTGGTTGGAGACTCATAAGATTCCACCTCAGTTCGTGAATGTGGTTGAGGATGCTCGTATTGAGAAACTGATGAAGCGTCGTTATGCTGGACTTGCTAAGACGTTCTATAGCGGTTACAAGGAGTTGTCTGAGGAAGACTTCTTTCAACTTGAAAATGAAGATATTGATACCTTCAATCTTGCTGACCGTGCTAACTTGTGGTTCAAGATTGGTAATTTTGTAGATATTCCTATTGAACCTGGTGAAGAAACGGAAATTATCAATCTGATTGCTGAGTCCGAAACCTTTGCTGATGTTTTGATTGCTGCAGAGCAACTCTACAAGTTCTGTAAAGCAAAGCAGCAAGAAGAAACCAAGACTCCGATGGATGATTTGGAGTCTCAGACTTCTGGTTCAAATCAACCTGCCTCTGATTTCTCTGATCAACCTGAGGGTGACAATGATAATGATCAGGACCAACCTAGTGAAACTGAATCCTATGGTGGAACTGCTGAGCAGAAGCAGCAACCTACTTCTTCTGGTGGTGAAACTAATGAGGAACCTGAAGTCAAAACTATGGAGTCACTTGAGGAAGCACTAAAGAATTTGGTTGATCATAATGGACAGGAGAATGTCTACCTGGAACTTCCCAAACTTGATCTGAATAAAATTATTGTTCCTAATGCTGAAATTCACGACAAGTGTAAGGAATACTGGGGTTCTTGGATGGAAGAACATGAATACACCACCGAAGAAATCTTTGGTGAAGTTGATAAGAAGTTCTTAGAATTCAAGCGTTCAGCGCAGAAAGAAGTAAACTATTTGGTCAAAGAGTTTGAGTGCCGTAAGGCAGCAGACTCATATGCCCGTGCTACCACTGCTCGCACTGGAGTGCTTGACTGCACCAAACTTCATACCTACAAATACAATGAGGACCTCTTCAAGAAAGTCACCACTCTTGCCGATGGTAAGAATCACGGTCTGGTGTTTATCCTTGACTGGTCTGGTTCTATGGGCGATGTAATGCAGGATACCGTCAAGCAACTCTTCAACCTTGTCTGGTTCTGTAAGAAGGTTGCTATTCCTTTTGAGGTTTATGCTTTCACCAGTGACTATCCTCTGGTTTCCTACGATGAGGATGGCAAATCAAATCTTCGTGAACTTGCTTATACCAAGAAAGATGGTTTGGTTCAGGTTGGTGAGTGGTTCTCTCTGATGAATATGCTTACCAGCAAGACCAATGGTAAGACTCTGGAGCAACAGATGAAGAATATCTTCCGTCTTGCCACTGCTTTCCGTTATAACTGCTACACTCGTTATACCATTCCTTATGGTTTGAGTCTCTCTGGAACACCACTAAATGAAACTTTGATTTCTCTCCATCAAGTTCTTCCTAAGTTTCAGAAGGAAAACAAACTCCAGAAAGTCCAGTGCGTCATCTTGACTGATGGTGAGGCAGCAATGCTCAAGTATCATCGTGAAGTTCAGCGCCGCTGGGAGAATGAACCTTTTATGGGAACTGCTTATATTGGACCGAACTCTTTTCTCCGTGATCGTAATACTGGTATGACATACTCCCTTGACTGTGAGTGGTATGAGTTTACTGATGTCCTCCTCCGTAATCTGCGAGATAAATTTAAAGATATCAACTTTATTGGTATTCGTGTTCTTGAGTCCCGTGATGCTGGTAGTTTCATTCGCCGTTACTGTGGATACTTCGGTCCCGAGTATGAGAAGACTATGGGTATCTGGAGGAAAGAAAGGGCGTTTACTATTAAGAAGTCTGGGTATCACTCTTACTTCGGTCTTTCTGCCAATGCCCTTGCCCAGGATACTGACTTTGAGGTTGCTGAGGATGCAACTAAGACTCAAATTAAATCCGCATTTGCTAAGAGTCTTAAGTCTAAGAAAATGAATAAGAAGATTCTTGGTGAGTTTGTAGAACTTGTTGCCTAATAAATATCTAAAGGTAATTAATAGGAACAATGTCTAGATTCGGAGAATTTCTTGGTGCTAAAAAAGTAGAGACTCCAGCACCCGCCGCCCCAGCGGCACCTGAACCTGTTGCCGTTCCATCTGAACCAGCAGAATCAGTAGCAAAACCAGTTTCATTTGAAGAAATGAACAAAGAGGAATTGGAAGCATATGGCAGAGAGCATGGTGTTGAATTGGATAGACGCCGTAGCAGAAAAAGATTGATTGAGGAACTCAAAGAAATTGATGAGTGAACCAGTTTTACAACTGTCCACTGGGGGTCCTAGAGACCCCCTTTTTGATGTATAATAACTTCAGTTAAAACAAACCACTCAATGACCGTCTCTGTTGACTACATCCGCACTTCTCTCCAAGCAGTGTATGGAGAGTCTGTGACTGCCGCTGACATTCGTGCTTGGTGTGCTATGAATGGTTCTAATTACCAGACTGTCACCAATAAACTTAACGATTACAAAGTTAGTCGTGGTAAGTGGAACCTTACCGTTCGGGAACAAATGGAGCAAACCTACCAAGCACCTGCTGCAATTGTTCCCGCTCAGGAACAACAAAACCTTATCCCTGATAAAGATGATACCTTCGTCAAGTTTGGTAACTTTGGTGACGTTAAAAAAATTATTCAGTCCCGTATTTTCTATCCTACGTTCATTACGGGTCTTTCGGGTAATGGTAAAACTTTCAGTGTAGAGCAAGCATGTGCTCAACTTGGTCGTGAACTGATTCGCGTAAACATTACTATTGAAACTGATGAAGATGATCTCATTGGTGGCTTCCGCCTTAATAATGGTGCCACAGTCTGGCACAACGGTCCCGTTGTGGAAGCCATGGCCAGGGGTGCCGTTCTGTTACTTGACGAAATCGACCTTGCTTCGAACAAAATCCTCTGTCTCCAATCCGCCCTTGAAGGTAAAGGCGTTTTCCTCAAGAAGATTGGCAAGCAGATTACGCCCGCCGAAGGTTTCCAGATTTTCGCAACGGCCAATACAAAGGGAAAGGGTTCCGATGACGGTCGATTCATTGGGACTAACGTGCTCAATGAAGCTTTCCTAGAGCGTTTTCCTGTGACCTTTGAGCAAGAGTATCCTACTGTTGCTACTGAAGTTAAGATTCTGAGCAAACTGTGTACCGATGAAAACTTTTGTAAGCGCCTTGCCGACTGGGCAGACATCATCCGCAAGACCTTCTATGATGGTGGTATTGAAGAGATCATCAGCACCCGCCGCCTGGTTCACATCGTTAAGGCATATAACATCTTTGGCGATAAGGCAAAGGCAATCCAAGTGTGTGTGAACCGATTTGATGATGAAACCAAACAAGCATTCCTTGAACTCTATGACAAAGTTGACGCCGACTTCCAACTCCCTGTGGGACCAGTACAAGAAGGTACTGTGGGAAACGTTTCCTGACCTTGAGAACATCTGTGACTGGGCAGATTGGGAGGGAAAAGGCACCTCCCTTTCCGCCAAGATTTACAACAACGAATATATTCTCAAGTCTAGGGAAGTTGAGATCTGGGACAACAAGTCCTGTATCTACAACAACATCATCTATCCAAAAACGGGTGAGAATCTACCCTGCTTCGGAATGGATTTGATGGGATTCTTTGATAAGAAAGTCATTATTGTCTTTGACTTTCAACATCCAGTAGAAAACTATTTGTTCTCTCATCCAGATCTACCAAAAGCAGATGGAACATTTAGATTCTTTGAACCTGGAAATCATTTCTCCGAAAATGTTTTTATTCGCAAATGCACAATGTCAGAAGTTAACAATTACCTTGATGACTTCCGATCCTATTTACAAGCGTACAAATGCATGTTAGAATTGGAGAAACCTAGTGGAACTTCCGCCAAACACACCTACAGTGATTTTGACAAATACATGAAAGAGTTGGATCCTGTGAGTGGATATCTTTCCAGCAAGTTTGGAAAGGAAAAGGCAGAATCACTAGTCAATGATTTCCTTTTCTGTTATGGTTAATTCCTGGTCTTTACTTTACGATGAACTAAAAATGGACGAAAACACTTTTTATGTTGATACTACACTTGATAACGTGATTCCTAACTCTCCTGCAACTCCATGGAAGTACAATGAAGAAGCAAT